TCTAAATTTCTTGTTCTGCTTTCAGGCGTATCTATGCCTGCCAATCTCACTCTTTGATTTGATAGCACAACTTCAAAGCCAAGATCAATGTCAACATCAATAGTATCTCCATCAATGACCCTGACTAAGCGACAATTGTAATAATAAGGTTTATTGCTCATTTTTGTTTCCGCTTGTGACCATTCTATAATAGACAACCACCTCTTTTAACTCTTTTATGTATCTTTTTAGCTCCTGCATATTGTATGCCATCAGCTCATAATCAGGCACAGACATGGCAACAAACACCAACCTACCTTCTTCTTTCTCTACTCTTTTAAGGAATTCATCAACATTTTTATCTGAAACAACATACCAATAAGGTGCTTTGAGTTGTAACTCTCTGGGTAATACAGGTTGCGCTATTTGTCTTTCAATAGGCTTTGAAATTACATCTATTTTTTTAGGGATTAGACTGCAACTGTAAGCCATCATCAAGACTGTCAATATTGCGACTGTCTTGCTCAATGCTTTCAAATACTTCTTTTGTGCCATTGTTTACTCTGGTTTCAATGAGGTTTGGTTTTGCTGCTGCAAGCTTACTGAGATTGTGTCGTTTGAATATGTCTAAGTATCTATTCATCTCAGCCTCTATTTCTTGGTTCTTGCTTTGTAAATTCAAAAGACCTTGCGTTTGCATTTGAAAATCAGATTGCAGAGTTTCTATTGCTGCTCTTTGTTCTTGATCTCTTAATTCAAAGGCTTGATTGAGAGAGCTAAGTCTTTGATTTTGAAAGTAAAGAACACCAGTGATTGCAATCAAAATTACAATAATGCCAAGAAATATCTTGCTCATGGATAATCATTCTATCCGCTACCCTGTCTTATGACAATGGTTGAAGAACTGCCACCATTCACCCTTACCTGATTCTGAACACCATCTTGGTCAAGAATTACTGTATAAGAGTTGTTACCATCAATAGTTATGTTGGCATTTGAACTCACTTCTCTTTTCATGCTGATTGATTGACCTGAAACGACAGTAGTTATTTGAGTGCTGCTATCCTGTCCAACTGATGTACCTTTTATGTCTATGGCTGTGGCAACTTGTTTGATCTCATCTTCTTCTTCAAGCGCATCTAATTCATTTATGATATCTAGTAAATCCTCTAAAAAGTTTACATTCAAGGCATCATAGTCTAATTCTGTAAATTCTAAATCTTCTGATTCAAGTTCATCTTCTGCAAGTGCATCATATTCAAGTTCATCAAAATCTAATATGTCGCTTTGGCGTGAGTCAATTGCTTCCTCTTCGCTTTCTTTTCTTTTAGGTGGCGAAACAATCAACATATTGTCAATAAAGTCTAATGATAAATCTAAGATAACAGGTTCAGATGGTGGACTTTCAAATGTCGTGGTTGTTGTTGCCTGATAAGGTTTGTTGAGAATGACTTCTCCAAGCGCAGTTGTAACTATTATTTCTCCTGATGATGTTCCATCTGGGTTTGGCAAAAGAATAAATAAACTTTCTCCTGTATCTGCTTCAACTGTTACT